ATTTGACTCTTATATCAAATTAGGTCCAACTTCAAAAGTCAATAAAGGATGGATTTATGATACTGGATTCCTCAACAATAATGTACAGAGAATAGCAGATAACAATTATTACCAATACTTCTCATACTCTCTAAAATCTAGAGTTCCTCTTGAAACTTGGGATGATTCTGTTCAATCATTGAATCATACCTCAGGATTCTTGAAATTCTCTGATTTAATGATTGAAAATCAAGATGGAGACAGAACATCTGCAAATGTTTTTGCAGAAGATAGTGTTGCGGATGTTGTTGTTGATGTTATTGGAAGTGGTGATCTAAACTGTGTTTATACGTTTGATCTTGCGACAGAAGGAACTACAAGAATTGGAACAGGACTAGTTTCTGATGAAATTATACTTCAAAATAGAGTATTAACTGACTATTTTGAATCAGTAGGAAATAGAGTTCTTATTATTGATGATATAAGTGATCAGTTTAACAGTAATCCTAGATCTACAAGATTTAGCACTATTGATCAGTTTGAATTAGCATCCGCAAGAACTAAGAAGTATTTTACTTATGTAAGAGATAAAAGATTTACTGCCGAAAGACAAATCTTGATTGTTTCTCTCTTGCATGATGATGTAAATGGATACTTAAATCAATATGGAAGAGTAGAAACTTATGTAGATTTGGGATCTTTTGACTTTAGTATTAGTGGTTCTCTAGGTCAACTCAATTTTTATCCAGTTAAGTTTTCGGTCAATGATTATGATATATCATATATTTCTCATGATCTAAAGAGCAATTTTGTCGGAATTGGTCAAAGTAATCTTGGAAATATTGTAAATTTAAAATCGAGTCAAACTACAATTCCTACTGGATCCTCTTCGTCATCTAACATAGTTTCTATAGCAGATACTTATAGATCCGCAAAAGTTTTGGTTGAAATTGGTGCTACGGATGGTTCCTTTTATGAATTTGACGAAATCAACCTTCTTCAAGATGGCACCAACGTTGATATTGTTGATTATGGACAATTAACTGACCACACCATCGCCAACTCCTATGGTATTCCTGGACTCGGAACTTATATTCCATACATTGATGGATCTACTGTAAAGATAGATTTTAAACCAGATTTTGCTCTTGGTATTGGTGTTACTATTAACACTTTAGCAATTTCAATTGCAAGTTCAACATCTTCCTCTGTTGGAGTGGGGACAGAAGAACTTATTACTGGTTACATAAATTCTGGAATTGCATCTATCGCTGCTTCGGGATCTCCTGTTGAAACTGTAATTACAGAATATCCAAATATTCATTCATGTGCTTACTATATTGTAAGTGTTGAAGATACTACAAATCAGAGATATCAAATGTCTGAAGTACTTGTGGTTGATGATGGTACAGATGCATCAATAACTGAATACGGGATTATTCAAACACACTCTTCATTGGGAAATATTGGTGCTGCTGTTAGTACTAATGGAACTCAACTAACATTTACTCCCGAACCAAGTATTGATGTTCAAGTAAGAGTTTTTCAAAATGCTTTAAGTTTTGAAAAAGTAAATATTAGTAAAAATTCTATAGATTTTACTAACGCAGAAATCATCAGTAATTTTGGAAATTATGAAGGAACTGAGAGATCTGTCAGAAGAAGTTTTGATCTTACACATAGACAAAATCCGATTTTCTTAAGATATTTCGATGGAAGTGATTTTTCAATTGTCAGCACAGGATCTAATAGTATTACCATACCAGATCACTATTTCGTAACTGGTGAAGAAGTTAGATATTCTTATGCTGGTGCTGGAACAACACAAGCAATTGGTATAGCACAAACAGTTGTTACTGGAATTGGAACTACAGATAAATTGCCACAAACTGTTTATATCGTAAAATTGAATGAAAGTACTATTCAATTAGCTGGAAGTGCTGCCGATGCTCTTAGAGGAAATCCATCTATTTTTGATATCACATCTGTTGGTATTGGAACATCTCACTCATTTACTGCAACTAATCAGAATGCAAAAAATATTATTGCAATAGACAACTATTTCCAATCACCAATTGTAGGTTCTTCGGTAACAACAACTTTATCAAAAGATGTATCAACTGTTGATAATCGATTAACTTTCTCCGGAACAAACTCTTTCTTTGGAGGCAATTTAATTCAAATTAATAGTGAAATTATGAAGATTAACACAGTTGGTCTTGGAAGCACTAATGTGATTTTAGTTGATAGACCTTGGATGGGAACAGGTTTATCTACGCACTCTGCGGGCGATCTTGTTAGAATTATTGAAGGTAATTATAATATTATTGAAAATACAATACATTTTGCAGAGGCACCTTATGGTCCAACGCCTATAGGTTCTACAACAAATCCACCAAATGATAGAGATTGGACAGGAATAACAACTCATTCTACTTTCCAAGGTAGAACTTTCCTGAGAAGTGGCGTACCTAATACTGCACAAGAAACCTATGAGTCAAATTATATCTTTGATGGTATTTCAAATCAGTTCACTGGAATTGGTAAAACATTTACGCTCACCGCAAATAATCAAAATATAACAGGTTTCTCTACAAATAATGCAGTCATACTTATCAATGGAGTGTTCCAAGGACCTCAGGGAGCACAAGCAGAACTTGAAGATTATACTTTAATTGAAAGTGCAGGTATTTCTAGCATTAGATTTACTGGAACTGCGTCTTCTGTTGGTTATGATGTTAATAATGCAAGTATTCCTGTTGGTGGTGTGATTGTTTCTGTTGGTTCAACTACTGGATTTGGATTACAACCATTAGTTTCTGCTGGTGGCACTGCTATTGTTTCTACTGGAGGAACTATCTCATCTATCAGCATTGGTAATAGTGGTTCTGGATATAGAATTGGAATTCAAACAGTTGTTAATGTTGGAGTTCAAACTTCAAGCACTGGCACTCCAAATATTGAATTTATTGGAACTGCATCGGTAAGCAATGGTCATATCATCGGAGTTACAATAACAAATCCAGGATCTGGATATACTTCGTCAAATCCACCATTAGTTGTTTTTGATGATCCACTTTCATATACAAACGTTCCTCTCATCTACAGTTCTTCTTCGATCCAAGGAATAGGAACAGAAGCAAAGGTTGATGTTACTGTAGGCCAAGGATCTAGTATAATTGATTTCACAATCAAAAATACTGGATATGGATATGGTCAAGGTGAGATCCTGACTGTAGAAATAGGAGGTAACACCGGAATTCCTACTGATACGTCAAAACCATATTCTGAGTTCCAGATTACAATTGATGAAACTTATAATGACTTCTTCTCAGGATGGGTTCTTGGTCAACTTGAGGTTCTTGATAGTTTTGAAGAGTTGTTTGACGGAGTAACGAAGAAGTTTCCACTTAAACTTGGTGGTGGTTTAGTTACGATTCGTGCAGCAAAAGGTTCAAATATTGATGTTAAATCAACACTTTTAATATTCATTAATGATATTCTACAAAAACCAGGTGAAGCATATTACTTTGAAGGTGGAAGTGTAGTTGAATTTAGTGAAGCACCAAAATCAGGTGATATGGTTAAAGTTCTATTCTATAAGGGTAGTGGTGATATTGATGTTGTCTTTAGAGATGTTCTTGAGACAATCAAAGTTGGAGATGAACTAACTCTGAACTATGAACCAGGATTTGGTCAAGGTCCTGGACTTCAGCAAGAAGAAAGAGTTGTTACTGGCATCAACACAACTGATTCACTTCAAACAAATCCTTACTCAGGTCCTGGAATTACTACTGATGACACTCTGTTAAGACCTATTAAGTGGTGTAAGCAAACCTCTGATAGAATTATTGACGGAAGAATTGTTGGTAAGGACAGAATTCAGTACGAACCTCTCATCAATCCATCTTCTTACTTAATTAGTGCTGTTGGAGTAGGTTCAACAACCATTTATGTTGATAATATTAAACCATTCTTTGATGCACAGAATGAAAGTCCACTACTAACCTTCCAAAATCAAGTTACATTCATTTCGCAAGATTCTCTTGTTGCAGCATCTGGAACAGCAATTGTTTCTTCTGCTGGTTCTATAACTTCTATTAATATTACTGAGAGTGGTTATGGGTATTCATCTGCGCCAGTAATAACAATTGAGAATCCAGTTGGACTTGCTGCTTCTTATAGAGCAACTGCATCATCTACAATTATTAATGGTGTAGTTGATACAATTTCAGTAACTTCTACTGGTAGTGGATATACATCAACAAATCCACCAGCAGTTCTTATTGAACCACCAACATTACTGAAAGAAACAGTCAATACTAGTGTTTACTCTGGCGACTCTGGTGTTGTTGTTGGAGTTGGAACAACAACTCTTGAAACAATATTTGATCTGTTTATTCCTACAAATTCATTCTTAAGAGATAATACTCTTGTCGGTTCTGCAATTACTGTAAGTGGAATTTCTACAGGTGATTTCTTCATTATCTACAATTCTAATGTAGGAAGTGCTTCTACATCTATTAATTCTCTTAGCAACTCAAATCAAGTTATTGGTGTTGGAACTGAATTCTTAGATAATGTCTATCAGGTCTATTCTGCACAAGATGTTCTGGTAAACATCATTGGAGTTGGAACAACTGCAGTGAGAAGAGTTTATGTAAGAAGTGGTATTAGCACGGTTGATTTCAGTTCTACAACAATTACATTTGATTCTACAGTTTATGACTTTAGTTCTATTGGAATTGGCACTGGTGTTGGAACATTCCTAGGAATTTCCACCTCTAATTATTATGGAAACTTCAGTTGGGGTAAAGTCATACTTTCTGAACCTCTAGAGAATGGCCCATTTAATTCATATACTCTAAGAGGCGTTGGTGGTATTTCAACTTCAGCATTTGTAAATAGAACTGAACCTCTAAAATACCTCAACTACACTAGTTAATAATAAATAAAAGAAAACGTAAGTTACGATGTCAAGAGTAGCAATAAACACCGGTTCCGTTGCAAACGATGGAACCGGTACTAGTTTAAGAATTGCTGGTGGTATAATTAATGATAATTTTAGTGAAATATACAGTCAGTTTGGGGATGGTACTAATTTAACACCAACGTGGAATAAATCTTCTGCAGGTATTAATACAACTTCTAGTGTTGGAATTGGAACCACAAATCCAAGATTTACATTAGAAGTTGGTGCAGTTGGTGCATCTGGAACTTCGCTGTGGGTTAATGGTAACGCTAGAGTTAGTGGTATTCTAACTGTTGGTTCATCTTCAATTGTATTAGATGGAAATGCAAATAAAATTCTAGTTGGATCTGGAATCTCATTTGATGGAAATACTGGAATTATAAGTGCAACTGCTTTCTATGCAGGTGGTTCGATTATAACTGGTGGAGGAGGTGGAGGAGGTCTTAACTACTGGGGTAGCAGTGCTTCTGGTATTAGCACCACTGCAAATGTTGCTATTGGTACAGTAACTCCTACATCAAAACTAACTGTTGTAGGTAACTCTTTATTCTCAGGTATCGCAACTTTCAGAAGTAATTTAACTCTTGCAAATTTAACTTCATCATCAAATACTTTAAGATTTGGAAGTAACTCATATATTGACCAAAGTAATAATGATACATTTACTTTCCAAATAAATTCTGGAACTGATGGTTCTGGAACAGATTCAAGTTTTGTTTTTAGAACTACAGAACCTGGATCTTCACCGATTCCAGACCAAGCATATGATGCACTTAGAGTTTATAGTGGTGGAAACTACTGGAACAGATTAGTTAGAGTATATACAAACTTTCATGCAGATAACAATGCATTTGTTGGTGGTGACTTACAAGTTGGTGCTGCAAGCACTCTGATTGGAGCAGGAAGCACACTTGGTTCGTTTAAGGTTGGTGCGGGTGGAACAGTCATTACCACAACTTCTACCGGATTGGTTGGTATTGGAACCACAAATCCAACATCAAAACTTACTGTTAATGGTGGAATACAACTAGCACAAAACAATCCAACAATTGTAGGAACCTCTGGAACAGTAGGAGAAATCAAACGAATTGGTGGCGCTCCATTCTTCTATGATGGAAGTGCTTGGAGAGAGTTTGTTCTTTCAAGTGGAACACCAGTTACTGTTCCTGCAGATACTGAATGGGATAATGTTGTTTTCAGATCAACTTTTGACACTGATTTTACTGATGCAAAGTTTGGTGCAACACCAGTTTATGTAAGTGCTGGTTCTACTATTGTGGGTGCTGCAGTTACAATAGGAACAGGTGCTTTTAGAAACGATGGTGCTGTTGGTTCTGGGGTTTCTTATGCTTATAGAAGTGATTATGACTTTACTGGTTCCTGGACTATTGAGTTTTGGATGTATGTAGATTCTGGTCCTTCTAATAATAATCCAGTAAAACCAGTATCTTTAATTTCTATGAGTTCAACCACTGGTATTGGTTCTAGTGGCAATTGGTCTCTTGCTATGTATGGGGATGGATTTGCAAACAAATCTATTACTTGGTTTAATCAAAATCATCCTACTTACAATAATGGCATAACATTGTATAATGTATCAAATGTTACTTGGAGTAGCACAATTCTTGATAAATGGAATCACTTTGCACTTGTTAGAGAAGGAGATAATGGATCTTTACATTTTTATGTTAATGGAATTGAACAATATACAACACCTACCGATAATATAATTGATAATGATATTCTTGATATAAGTGCTAATGGATTGCATTTTGGTGGTGACACACAATTCGCAATTGGAGGTAGAACCTTTAATGAAATTGAATCTGCGGATGTAATTTTTGATGATGTAAGAATTTCTTGTGGTGTTGGAACTGCTGGACAAAGATACAACTCTATTGGAATTGCAACTTATGCAACCTTTACTCCACCAACAACTGCTCTTCCAACTACTGGAACACTTTCATCTTATGTTCAACCACCAGGAGATAAGTATGGTGAACTAACTTTAGGTGGATCGCCAACCTGGAGAGGAACTTCTGGTGTGACTGTATCTCAACAATCCAGTGGCAATTATCGTGTAAGTTTTGCAAGCACATATACTAATGCAAATGATTACTTTGTATTAACTCAAGCAATGGATCAAGGTTTTGCCTCATATGTAGGTGTTGCAAGATCCATTACTCACGTTGATTTTGCAATAAACAGAGAGAGTGACAACTCTGCCGTAAACAGTGGATCACTTTCAGTTCAAATTAAAAATCATATTTAAAACAACAATAAATAGATAAAAACTCCGTCAAATGGACGCAATAATTACTGACCAACTTCGTATATTAAATGCAAAAAACTTTATAGCAGGAGTTGCTTCAACGAGTAACTCCTACTATTCATTTGTTGGACTTCCTAATCCTACTGATTATAACGTTGATTGGAATACAAGTCCACCTTCTCCAGTGGATAATTTCAATCAAGAAAATAATCATTGGGATACAATGATTGCACTGAAGAAAATATCAAAAACTGATGTAAGACAGGTTATTAGAAAAATTACGTGGACTTCTGGCGTTACTTATGACATGTATCGTCATGACA